GTATAGAATCATTGCTGTAGATACACAAGGTGTTATTTTGCAGTCACTGGATAATGATATCCCTCAAGTTAGTGATGTTTTTAGAAACGCAGATGGAGACACTTTTATTGTTAATGGTGTCACGCTACCAGAATTTAATAAATTCTCTGGTGAACTTTTATACATCGATAATCGTGGATCGTTTACTCCTACAGATGATCAAACAATCAGCATCAAAACTGTTATTAGATTCTAATAAATAATAGTAGTTAAACCTACTTGATAAAGAAGAGCACAAAACATGGCAATCAATTTTAACGCAGAACCATACTACGACGACTACAACGAAGATAATAATTTTTATCGTGTCTTGTTCCGTCCAGGTTATGCAGTTCAGGCTAGAGAATTAACTCAATTACAAACAATGCTTCAAAAGCAAGTAACTCGTCATGGAGACTTTGTTTTTAAAGATGGTAGTCGTGTTGATGGTGGACAAACCTCTGTCGATAGATCTGTTGGATATGTAAAATTACAAAACAGTTATAACAACCAACCAGTTGCAAGTTTTTTAAAGGACTTAGTTGGAGTTGTAGTAGAGGGACAGACCACTAATCTACGTGCTATTATCCTGCAAGTTAGCATTGCAGAATCTACAGATCCAAATACACTATTTGTTAAGTACCTAAACTCTGGTACTAATGGCGAAAAGGTATTTAATCAAGATGAAATTCTTCAACCTGAGCCTATTGACAAACAATCCTTAACCATTCAAACTGCTTCTGTTTCTGCAACTGGCATTGGTTCTGTTGCTTCTATCAGTCGTGGTATTTTCTATGCTCTAGGACATTTCGTTCTTGTAGAAGATCAAGTTATAGTTTTAAACAAGTATAACAACACTCCAACTTATCGTATTGGTTTAGATATTGTTGAAGAACTAACTACACCAGAAATTAATAATTCTTTACTAGACAATGCGCAGCGTTCATATAACTATGCAGCTCCAGGTGCGCATCGTTATAAAATTGATCTTATTTTGTCAAAACGTGCAACCAACGCTATTAATGACGAAGACTTTATTGAACTTATTTCTGTGCGTGACGGAGAAATTCTTCGTAGAGATGATGATACTAAACTAGGTGAATTAGATCGTATTCTGGCAACTAGAACATATGATGAGTCTGGCGACTATGTTGTTAAGAACTTTAACTTAGATGTTCGTGAACATCGTAACAACGATCGTGGTAATTGGGCTTCTAATAAGTCTTACCTAGTAAATGATGTTGTTTTAAATGCTGGTATCTATTACACTGCAAAAACTGCAGGAACTTCTGGTAATACAGCACCAACTCATATTGTTGGTGAATCCGCTGATGGTGTTGGTGGTGTAACATGGGTTGCTACTCGTGAACCATTTTTTAATCGTGGTATTTATAAACCAGAAGATGGTGGCGACACTACTAAACTAGCTCTTGGATTAGAGCCAGGAAAAGCATATGTTCGTGGATATCAAATTGAAAAAATTTCAACTGAGTTTATTGATTTTCCAAAAGCCAGAGAATTTGCTCAAGCTGAAAACAATAAAATTACAGCTACCGTAGGAAATTATATTGAAGTTACCAAACTAAACAATGTACCTAATATTAATAACCTAGTAACAGTAGATCTATATGATCGTTTGACATCTTCTAAAGGTGTTCTTGCTGGATCTAAAGTTGGTACTGCTCGCATTCGTGGTATTGAATGGAGTAATGGAACTATCGGACAAGATTCTGCAGTTTATAAACTGTTCTTGTTTGATGTAAAGATGAATGCTGGTAAAGATTTTATCAAAAACGTTAAGCAAGTATTTTTAGCTGGTGGCAGTGCTGCAACTAGCTTTTCTGCTGACGTTAATGCAACACCAATTATATTTGATACTATTGGTTTAGCAACTACTTCTGGTGCATCAACTACAGTTACTGGTTCAAATACTACATTTACTGATTACCTAGCTATTGGCGATTATGTTCGTTTTGGAACAGGCACTTCTGCGCCAGTGCGTAGAGTTACTGCAGTTAATAGCTTAAATGAAATTGTTGTAGATACAGCAGTAACATTGGCATCTCCTGGCTCTGCCATTTACAAATTACTGACACAAGTGTATGAACCTCAAAATTCTCCACTAGTGTTCCCATTCCCAGTTCCAGCTATTAGATCTGTTCGTGATGCGTCTAACATTAATCGTATTTCTTACACTGTTGCTGAACGTTTCACTCCAAATGCATCAGCAGCTTCTGGTAGTGGCACTTGTACAGTAACTATTCAGTGTACTGGTACAAATGATACATTTGCGTCATTTGCAGATAGTGATAACTATCTGTTGATTGATAACACAACTGGTACTCCAGTATTACCACAGAATACTGAATACGTATCTGGCTCTAATAATAAACAAGTTCGCTTCACTTTGTCGGACACCTTTGCGACTCGTGGCTTTATTGTTATTGCTGTAGTAAACAGAACAGGTTCAGGAACAGAAAAAACAAAGTCTTTAGTTACTACTAACTTAGTTGTTACCACAGAGCAAACTGTTAAGTCTAAACGAATCACTTTAGGTAAAGCTGACGGATATCGTTTACTTTCTGTTATGATGAACACAGGAACGTTTGCTTCTCCATCTGGATCTTACACTATTGATATTACAGATCGTTTCTTATTTGACGATGGTCAAAAAGACAGTTACTACGACTTATGTTCTATTATGCTAAAAGAAGGTGAAAGTTTACCAACTGCACCTATTACCGTGCACTTTCAGTTCTTCTCGCATCAGGCTCCAGGAGATTACTTTACTGTAAACTCATACTTGGGTACTATTCCTTATGAGAATATTCCATACTTTGGTCAAACACTATTAAGCGATGTTGTTGACTTTAGACCACGTATTGATGATACTGGAACTTCATTTAGTGGAACTGGTGTAGGTTCTTTAATTCCAAAACGTGGAATTGATGTTGAAGCAGACTTTAGCTACTATATGGGTAGAAAAGATAAACTGGCACTAGACATGAATGGCAAATTCTTTGTCGTCTCTGGTGTATCATCAGTAAATCCAGGTGCACCAAATGATCCATCTGTTGGTATGTTATTGTATAGAATAGATTTACAGCCATATACATTTAGTGCAGATAAAGGTAGTGTTATAGTAGATCCAATTGACAATAGACGCTATACAATGCGTGATATTGGTAAACTAGAAAAACGTATCGATAATCTAGAATACTACACATCACTTTCTCTTCTGGAGCAAGAAACTAAAGCAACAACTATTATTGATAATGTCACTAAGCTAGACAGATTAAAAAATGGTTTTATTGTTGACGGATTTACTGGACATGGAGTTGGTAATACTTTCTCTAATGAGTATCGTTGCTCTGTTGATATGGAAAATGGTGTATTACGTCCATTCTTCTACATGAATAATGCTAACTTAATTGAAGTTAATAAAACAGACGCAGAAAGAACTACAGACGGATATCGTGCAACAGGCGATTTAATCACGCTACCATATACTAACAAAGAGTTTATTACTCAATCTTATGCTTCTCGTGTAGAAAATATTAATCCATTTGCTATCTTCACATTCCTTGGACAGATTGATTTAAACCCATCTTCAGACGAGTGGTTTGAAGTTGAACGTCGTCCAGATGTTGTCACCAACGTAGAAGGTAATTTTGATACTATTTCTACTCTTGCTGAAAAATCTGGTGTTCTTGGATCTGTGTGGAACGCATGGCAAACACAGTGGTCTGGTACACCCGTTAATCAGGGAGTTCGTTCATTGTCACGTGCTGAAATTGTTGCACGATTTGGCAATGGACCAGCACGACAAGTTAGTGCAGAATTTATCGCAACAGAAGTTGGACAGTCTAGATCAGGTGTTAAGACTAGCGTAGTTGCAAAAATTGACAGACAAGTCACTGAAGATCGTGTTTTATCTACAGCGGTTATTCCATTCATTCGTAGTAGAAATGTTCTAGTTGTGTCACGTGGTTTAAAACCAAACACTAACTTTAATCCATTCTTTGATGATAACGATGTAACACCATTGATTACACCAGCTTCCAGAATTCAATTTACTGCTGTTACTGGTTTTGGATCTTCGTTTAACTATACTACTAACTCTGGTGGCGGTGCAGAAGACAATGCACGCAAAATCGCCAGTGATGTGGACGTTTCTTTAAATCGTGGCGACGTTGTTTTCGTTAAACAACGTGGTTCTACTACTTACACTAAAGATAACTCTCCAGCTAAAGCAGTAGTAGCACTTCAAGAAACTATTGATGGAATTCTTGCAATTTATGTAGTAAACGTAAATGGTACATTCCAATCTTCTGATGTTCTTGAGGGAACTATTAGTTCTGCTCGTGGAACTGTTCAAAACGTTACAATTAAAACAAGAGGTCAGCAGTTAAAGACTAATGCGATTGGAGATGTAGTATGTTTGTTTAATATTCCGAATAATGAATCTGTTCGTTTCCGTACAGGTGTTCGTGAGTTTAAACTAACTGATGCTGCTACTGCTACTGGTGATTTTACATCTCGTGGACGTAAACAATATCGTGCAGAAGGTATTCTTGAAACTCGCCAAGCGCATATTACCGCTACACGTAATGCTGAGTTGGTTCGTGAAATTGTAACAGATGAACGAGTAATCACTCAAACTACTAGCCGAATTGTTTCTGATACTGGTTGGTATGATCCTCTTGCTCAAACATTTATGGTTCAGCAAAAGGGTGGTGCATTTTTAACTAAGATTGATATTTTCTTTGCTACAAAAGATAGTAGCATTCCAGTTCAAATGGAAATTCGTGAAGTTGTTAACGGATATCCAGGTAAACTTATTCTTCCGTTTTCTCGTGTTCTACTAACACCTGATAAAGTAAATATTTCTTCTAGTAGTGTTTTAGTTGATGGTACATCTTTACCTGCGCCAAATACACCTACGTCATTTGTATTCCCAAGTCCTGTTTATGTTAATGACGCAACAGAGTATGCAATTGTTCTTTCTTCTGATTCAAACAACTATAAAGTTTGGATTTCTCAAG